TCAATCAGATAATCTCTGAAGGAAAGGAAACATATTCATAAACTGCTGAATTAAACCACGACGCCAGTCAGCTTCACGAAATTGTCCAGTACGTTCATAAAACTCAGTAGAATTTTGCATATCCTTTAATTGAGCTTTAACTAAATCAGTCTTAGTACGAACATTTTGTGCGACAGCAAGCTGAGTATAAGCTTGGTTTTGCAACAAATCATTTTGAATAGTCATATTCTTATAACCCTGATAACGAGCCATAGCACCAAGAGCGTCAGACGCAGAATTGGGTACATTAGGAACTTGTCGAGGAGAGACAGATGCAGAACCAGAAGGAACATTAGCACCTTCACCCAGAAAAAACTTAGGATTCAAACCGGCTTCCTCTAGACGTCTAACTTGATTAACAGGAAGATTCCACTCGTTCTGATATTGCATAAGTTTCTTATTATTATAATATTGCTCTGTAGCTGAATTGCCAGCTAAATAATCTTGCAAACCAACACTAGCTAATCCACCAGCTGCAGCTATTATTGCAGGCCATACCATTTCAATCACTCTCCTTTCTTTTCTTCTGAATCAACAGGCGTTGACGTTTGATCTCCTGAAGCTGCATTCTCTGAAACAATGGCATTTCCGTCGGAAACATCGATTTTTTCCGAGACAGATTCTGAACCAACGTCTTCATGCATATACGAATCATATTCAGAAACCTCCTCAATAACAATATTATCCTCAACAGACTTATCAGGATCGAAATCAATAATATCGTCTCCATCACGATATAACAAACTCATATCGCCGTCAAGAATGCGCTTAAAAACAACATCTGGAGGAACATAACCTGAAGAATCGACAAAATCTTCGTCACAATATCGTTCAGGACTAGCACCAGAATATGTAGACGAATCAAAAACAACAAAAGCATATTTACTTTTTACCATTTTAACCTCACTTATGATCAGTAAATTTTGCCATACCCGACTTAGGAAGGGGAAGAGAAGCGGTAACCATATTATAACAATGATATACAACCGTATCACGAGAAGGAACCGCAAAAACACGATCTTCGTCAGGATTACACTCAACAAAATCACGATTAATAGAAATAACTTCAGTAGTATCCCTACCTAAATGCCAAAAGGCTTGATCAACTGGTGCATTAGGACGCATTTCGCCACAATAATAACTTCTAATGTGTCTGTGGTGCTCATTACGAGGCACAAAACCAAGAACAGTCCTCAAAGCTTCTCCAGGAGTTGTAGTACGTAATTCTTGACGCAAAACAGGATCGTCTCCCAAGAAATTAAACTCCGGAAGAATAAAATCAGTTAACGTAGTCAGTCGATACATCTTATCCAATCCACCGGAGTACGTGGCTTTAGGCATGATACTCATAAGCGTAATAACAACACAGTCCTCGTCGAAAAAATGATTGATCTCATTAGAAGCGATCAACGCACGACCAAGACCTGCACGATTTGCCTGTGGACTACCACCAGAACCAACGGTCGTCTGAGAAGTTTGAACAACCTCAGGCATAGAAACATAACCTTTACCGCCACCTAAATACTGTGGGAGCTGTAAAGTTTCGTCACGGGGGGCGCAACCAAAATGAGTACGCAAATGCTCATTATAGCGACTACCACCAATATTTTGTTGCTCTCTAAAACCTTGAAGCTGATATGCTAATGTTAAATCACGAACAGAAGGAATATTACCACCGACAGCTTGAGGAATTTGAACAGCGCCACCCTTTTGAGGAGAAGGCAAGACACGCATAAAATAATCGTCTGCAGGCCAACAACGCTTTCTGATAGCATACATTAATTGATCGTCATCACCAGGAACATCAGCATTCCATAATCCACCATTAAGTTGAGGAGAATTATTTTTAAATATAGTTCCAATATAATGCTGATGTCGATAAAAAGTATCATAAACCATCATATATGCACGAAGAGGAAAAGCAGAAGCACGAAGCTCACTATAATTCTGTACACCAGGATTACCGCCAGCAGTAAAACGAGTATCTATTGGATAACCCAAATAATCAAGAACCGTCGACGACAAATTCAAAGGATTAGAACGCTCAGGCTGAACTCCAATATAAGGGGGTTGATAATTGCTATCCGGATTAGTAATATAAGACACAAAATTATCGTCTGCATTCGCAGAATTACGCCACAAAAGACGTAAAGGAACTTTCCACGTATGAAGAGAAGCAGTAATAGTATGCTGCAAAGGTCTTATCGTAGGTTCCAAACGAATATCAATAGCTTGCTTGATATTCAATTTAGTCCTCGGAGGAACAATACGACAAAATACAGGGTATAACTTACCCATACGACAAGTACCTATAACTTCGTGGTGATTTCTATGAGTACTCTGAACACCTCTCAAACCTTTCATTTTTTTTCTAAACATGAGTTTGCCCCTTAAATTCTCCACGTGATATAGCTTCTTTAATATCAGACTCTACATTATTAACATTAGACGGAACAGTTTTAATAGAACCGCCAGAAAGAAAATACTTGTGATAAATCAAAGAAGCGTCTTTAAAACCTAAATTCAAAACACCCATTAAAGTATGTACTTTTTTAACATGAAGTAAATTTCTTTCCTCAACAGATACTTCAGGCTTTGAATGAATTGAATCTAAATTCATGAACATATCGAGAATAATTGTTATAATTTCCGGTGCAAGATACAAATTATCACTATTAGGTTTGTTTCTCAAAAACAAAGAGAGAAACGGAATTGCCGACAATAAAACTTTTAAAATTTTTTTCATTACACAACCCTCCTATATTTATGAAACACACATTAAAATTTCTACGCTTTCTTATAATGCATAACCTCCTCTCCTTCTTATTTTTCCGACGGAACGAAGCCGTCTGAACATACTTTTACGCCTGCCTTTGAAAATTCTCCTTCTTCTTCTAAAAGCCATACTAATCACCTCCTTTTTCTACGTTCTTTAAGTTCCTTACTCCTGCCTCTAAATCCAAACGGTTCTATACAACCAACCGGAAACAGCTGAATATGAAAACGAGGGGGAGAAAGCAAACGCTCAATATCAATCAAAGGATTCTTTATAAACATTCTTTGTGCTCTAACATAGGCAATGCGGAAAGCCTTAACGGAATCAATTAAAAATGCTTTAGAACCAGACTTAAAATGATTAAGTACTTTTTTTATCCAAACAGACCTAAATATCCAATCTTTTAAATATTGCTTAATATATGAACGAAAACGGGAAACATTATGAATTTTCCGACGAGGAAACATTAAAGAAGACATCAGCTTTAACTTTTGATGTTTACAAACTTCATAACCAATAATAGGTCTACGACTCATGGTGGAAACAGTATCACAATCATAAACTCCAGCGACATAACGGGCTACATAATATGCGTTTTTAGGATCAAAAACTTTTAACTTAATAAAACCAAATGAATCATAAACTTTCTTCTTCTTATCAGTCATAACAGCCCATGATTGCCAAACTTTTTTCTTTTCTCTCATGGATACGCCGAATAAAATAAAATGATAATGAAGACGTCCTTTTTTATCACCAAACTGAGAAACAGCAAAATAACGCAACGGGCGGGGATTGACTTTTCTAAGACGTTTCAAAAACAACTGGATCGAAGAGATATGTTTTTTTTTATCTCTTGGATTTTTTGGAAGATACTTTTCATTATACGTAAGCGTTAAAAACGTGACATATGTATGACATACGGATTCATGAATTATACGGCGTGCCCATTCATTAGCGCGGTTACAACGGCAAGCAAAACATTGACCGCAGGGCACAGGAGTTACACAATCTTTAATAAACATTAAGTTATAGCATTGCATAAAATGTCCGATAAGATATATTATGAAAATGAAAGTAAAAACAATAAGCAGGAAAAAGAAACGACCCTGCACATATGGACGTAAAAACAAACATTGCAGGGGACAAAATAGAACAACAGAATATAAAAAATAGTCAAATGTATTACTAAGCAAAAAGGAAAAAAAATGTGTATGAATCCCAAATATGCAATAAAACAAAAAGACACATCGATATATAAAGGAAGATTAAGAAAAAACAAAATCAAAATAATAAAAGAAAAAGAATATTGGAATGAAAAAAAATATATAAAAGAAGAAAAAATGATAATAGACTGTAAAAAATGCGAAGAATGCAGAGCAAAAAAAGCAAAAGACTGGGCGACAAGAGGATATATGGAAAGCAAAACATCGACGAAAAGCATGTATATAACACTATCATACGACGGAAAAAATCTACCACTAACAAAAAAAGGAAGGCCTACACTAAAAAAAGAAGACGTGACAAAATTCAAGAAAAGATTAAGAAAATACATATCGGGAAATAATAAAACATCAACGACAATAAGAACACTGGAATGCGGAGAATACGGAGCTAAATACGGCCGACCGCACTATCACATGATAATATGGGGATATAAAATTGACGATTTGGTTTTTTTCAAAAAAAACAAATACGGAGACCCACTATATATAAGCAAAAAAATGGAAAAAATATGGGGAAACGGATTCGTAACAATAGGAATACCAAACTATGAATGTATAGGATATGTAGCAAATTACTGTCAATCTAAAATAAATAAAGAAAAAATCACAGACGAGAGAACACCGGAATATATAAACATGAGCAGAGGAAAAAATAACAGCATAGGAATAAAATATTGGAATGAAAACAAAGAAAAAATCAAAGAAAATAAATACATACTAGTAAAAACAATAAAAGGAATACGGGTGAGAAACATACCAGAATATATATCGAACAAATGGAAAAAAGAAGTACTCGAAGAAGCGGAGTCATGCATAGAATTATACGAATACATGAAGAAAGCAAAAATATTAAGAAAACAAGAGGAAAAAATAAACAAAATAATAAAAGAGATGAAAGGCAAAATCACAGACGAAATAAAAAACAAATACATAAAAAATCACACATATTTAGCAAAAAAACACGCAAACGAAATATCAGAAATATTATACATAAATCAAATATCATATGAGAATTTAATAAAAAGCGACTGGAAAAAATTTAAAGAAGAAACGAAAAAAATTGCAGAAGAACAAATCAACGAAGAGCTAAAAAAGACAAACTTAAAAAAAGAAGAATATTACAAAATGAAATCAAATTCCAAAAATAAATTTTTGGAAAATAAAAAAAAGGAGAGAAACCGTGAAATTACAATACAAAGGAGTATTATATGGAAACGAATATAGACATCACAAAGGAAAGGGGGTGGTAATAATAGAAATAGACGGAGAATACAAAGAAATAGACGTAACAGACTATATATTTATAGAACAAATAGCAAAAGAAAAATCACGAACAATATGCAAAAAAGAAACAATGGAGGTAATAAAAAAATGGAACAAAATAAAAGAAGAATACGAATCATTAAAAAAATAATAGAAATAATAAAAATAGCAGCAACCGTGTATGCAGCTATTAAAAAAAAATAGGAGATAAAAAAATGGAAGAAAAAATAAAAGAAATAAGAATAATGGTGGCAATAAAAGACAGGCACACGGGATATTTAACAATATTCACGACGAAAACAGAAGGAGAGGCGATAAGAAGCTTTGCAGAGGCGTGCGAAAAACAAGAACTATTTAAAAGAAATCCAGAAGATTTTCAGCTAGACATGGTGGGGAAATTCGACGTAATATCCGGAACAATAACACCAGAAATAAAAATGTTATCCACGGCTATGACGTGGGTAAAAGCCGAGAAAAAAAAGGTCGACGGCAAATAAAAAAAAGCAGAGGGGGGACAGTGAACACGGACACTGTCCTCTATTATTTTAAAAAAAAGGAGAAAAAAAATGAGTAACAGAAAAAAAATAGTAAACAACACGAAGGACGCAGGGATATTCAGAAGAACAGCGAACACAACAAAAAAAGTAAATATCGGAGCAAGCAGAAGACGCGGTGGAAGGAGATTCTAATGAATAAAAAAAATTGGGGAAGTCCATACGATAGAAATCAAAGCAAAGGACAAGACATAGGAACACCAGAAATAACGATAAAAGGGAAAAAAATAAAAGTAAAAGATTGGATAAATGAAGGAGCGGACGAGGCCGGACTATATGCAACATTAGAAAAATATGGAACGATAAATGTAACAAAAACAGTCGAAGACGAAATTTACGGCGAGATAGAAAATATGGATTTGCTAACAGCAACAAAAAAACTTGAAGAAGGAGAGAAAATCTGGAAAGAACTGCCACTAGAAATAAGAAGAGAATTCGGACACGACAAAAAAAGATTCATAGACGAAGGTCAAGAATGGGCAAAAAGAAAAACCAAAGAAAACAAAGAAGCATACGAAAAAGAACAGGCAGAAAAACTAAAAAAGGAGGACGAAGAAGAACAAGAAAAATTCAACAAAAGAAGAAAAAACTACGAAAAGTCCAAAGAAAAGTAAAAAACGACCGCCGGAAACACACCTAATTTCAACGATCAGGAGAGCAAAGGTATAAAACAACCTAAAAAAATAAAGGAGATAAAAAACATGAGCAGAAACGAAAACGGAAGGTTCGACAAAGTACCGCACCAACCAACAGGAAGAAGCACAATGACAATAAAACACACACACAAAACAAGCTTTAATATGGGATTACTAATACCAATATACATAGACGAGATACTACCAGCAGAAAGTAGAAGCACGAGTCTAAGTTTCGTGTTAAGGATGATAAACCCGCCAAAAACACCGACGATGGACAACTTATATATAGACATCTATGCATTTTACTCAGCCTCAAGATGGGCATGGGAACATTGGAGAGAATTAATGGGAGAAGCAAGAGACACAGCATGGATAGCGACAACGGAATACGAAGTGCCACAAATGATTGCACCTGCAACAAATGAAGTCAAGAAAGGAGACCTGGCAGATTATTTTGGATTCCCACTTGGATATAAAGGAGAGTTAGGAAGTGCAATACCGTTTCGACACTATATAGCAACATGGAATTGGTTTTTCAGAGATCAAAATTTAACACCGCCAATACCAGAAGAAACGGGAGACGCAAACCACAATATAATAGTAGGAAGTGTGTATGAAAAACCGTTACCGGTTTATAAATTTCACGATTATTTTACAAGCTGCTTGCCGTCAGCACAAAGAGGAACACCGGTAACAATGCCATTAGGAACAACGGCACCAATAAAAGCAAATCAAACTGAAATACTAGGCGGACCAAGCAGCCCAATAATATTCAGAGCAACAGACGGAAGTTTACTACCACAAGAATCGACAGCAAGATTTGTAACACCCTTGGGAACAAATGGATCATATCTAGCAAGTTATGCGACAACACCGGTTTCAGGATACCAAGGAGTGTATCCAACAAATTTATATGCAGACCTAACAGCAGCAACGGCAGCAAGCCTAAATGCACTTCGATATGCAGGAGCATTACAATTAATAATGGAAGCAGACGCACGAGGCGGAGCAAGATACGACGAACTAATAAAAAACATGTTTGGGGTAATAGTACCAACAGAACAATGGAGACCAGAATATCTGGGAGGACAAAGAATACCAATAAACATAACACAAGTGCTGCAAAGCAGCGAAACATCAAACACACCACTAGGTACGACGGGGGCAATGTCAATAACAGCCGATACACAACATCTATTTACCAAATCGTTCGTAGAACACGGATTCATAGCAATATATGCAGCAATAAGAGCAGACCACACATATCAACAAGGTATAGAAAGATTTTGGAAAAAGAAAAAACGATTTGACTTCTACGTGCCACCACTAAGACATATAGGAGAGCAGCCACGATATAACTACGAAATATTCGCAACAGGAACAGCGTCAGACAATGCAATATTTGGCTATCAAGAAGCATGGGCGGAACACAGATATAAACCAAACAGAATATCAGGAGCGCTGAGAAGCACATACATACAATCAATGGATATATGGCACTATGGAGATCACTATAGCACAACACCGACGCTGAGCAATGAATTTCTAAAAGAAACAACAATGTTTGTTGATAGAACATTACAAATACCAAGCACAACAGAAGATGTATTTATAATGGACTGTCTATTCACGAGCAAAGAAACGAAACCAATGCCAATATACTCAATACCAGGACTATTCGACCATTTCTAAAAAAAAACGACCGCCGGAAACACACCTAATTTCAACAATCAGGAGAGCAAAGGTATAAAACAACCTAAAAAAATAAAGGAAATAAAAAAACATGGGAGACATATTCAGCGCAGCAACACAGGCAGCAGTAGGAACACTAGACATAGGAGCACAGCTAGGCGGAATGTGGCTAGGAGCAAAAGAAAACGAAATAACAAGAGATACAAACAGAAGGGAGGCAGAAAAACAAAGAGAATGGGAAGAAATGATGTCTGCAACTCAAGTACAAAGAAAAATGGCAGACATAAAAGCAGCAGGGCTAAATCCAAGAGTAGCAATGGCAGAACAGGGAATGCAAGGAGCGATGGCAGGAACAGGTGCAGCAGCAAACACAGGAGCACCGAACACATCGTACAAATTATCATTGCTAGAAGCAGTAGAGGCAGCTAAAGGGGTCAAGGAAGGAAAATTGCTAGACGAACAAGCAAAACTAACAAGAGAAGAAGCAAATTTAACAAGTAACTCAGCAGAAACAGAAAGAATTAAACACAATCAAATGATGGTGGGATTCCAAAAAACATATAAAGAAATAGAAAAACTAGAGCAAGAAGTGAAGTGGCTTGAAAAAGAAAACCACTATGCAGCAGCAAGAGAAAGAAGAGAAAGAATAAATATGTACTGGCAGAACATAAATAAATCGTTAGGAATATTAGCAGGAGGAACACTAGGGGGGTTAGCACTAAACAGAATGCCAAATTCAGCAATGCGAGGAGCACAAAAAATGGTATCAGGAACAGATTAA